GTCAAGAATGTCATATTATTAGAAATAGTAAAACTTCCGCCTGTTAATGTTAAAGCATAAGCAGTTTGAATATCGCCAGCTGCTGTTGCTGTTACAGTTAAGTCTGTAAGTCTGTTTCTTATGAAGTTATTAGTGTCTGCTGATGCTGTACCTTCAAAAACTGTTGCTGTAGGCATAGAACCGGTTTCAGTTATGATTGAACCCATTCCTGACCATTGTGCTGTTGCTATTCCGTCAATATCGTAATCTACTGTTACTTCATTTACTACACAATTAGCAATTGAATAAATAGTTGGATTTGTTTTTCCGCTACCCATTTCAAATGTAAGTGTAAATGTATCTAAAGCTGGCTTGTTAGAGTTTGTGAAAGCTATAGTACCTGCATTAGCACTGGTTGTAAACCCTGCTCCTGATTGTCCTACTGCTCCAGTACCTGCTAGTGCATTCCATAATGATTCTTCAACCATATGTTCATCACCTGCGCTTCCTGAGTGTTCTCCACCAGAACCTGCTCCGCCAGTAGCGAAAGGTCTAATGTATGTAGAAAATGACCATTCTGCTGGTGCGTATGAATCGGTAAACATTTGTCTAGCTCTTCTACTTGTGCCTGCAGCATTCGTCATTTCATTGAGTGTTACCTCGGTTGTGTTTGTCGCCTGAGAAAAACTAAATCCATCTAATACAGGTATGTTATAGACTGCGCTATTACTATCTGTAAGATGAACTTTCGTATCCCGACTGAAATAAAATGTATCTGCCATTTAATTCTCCTTTTTAATGAAAAGAGCTTTAGCTAAACTTTTGTTTGCCGCGGCTGTTTTCTAGTATTGGACTGAAGCTATTATTTCCCCTATTCCTAGAGGGTCTAAAACGCCTTCGTCCGTATCAATACTGAGTATAGTTGTTTGAATAGTGCTTTGCACTGCTCCCAATTTATCAGTATACGTTATTGGGTTGTTTGTTTCTAACACAGTTTCTACATCTTCCATTAATTTTTCTAATGCTTCTACTGGGTCATCTTCTTGTACATAGCAACGAAAAGTTAAAGTTAGATATCTAAATTTTTCTCCTGCTCCTAAGTACTCTCTTGTCTCACTGCCTGCATTTACATGCACGGCGGGAAATTCTTCTATTTCATCCCAAAATTTTAGTCTTGGTGAAACACCTGATACAGAACTCAAAAAATTACCTGTACCATTAATTTGTTCTAGTTTTGTTACAAAAGCATTTACTATTGCACTTCTTCGTGTCGTATAGTCTCTTGTTGCCATTATCTTCTCCTAGTTGTTATAAACTTATTTCCTGTTAGTCTCATAGCTATCTCTCTAACACTTTCTCCTATGATTTTTCGAGGGTCTCTGTTCCTGCTACCCATGTCTCCTCCTGGTTCGAAAGTTTCATAAGGGTCTCTCATATAAGTATAGTCTATTTGAGTTCCTCCTCTTGGTCCGATATTAACATTTGTTACTTCGGCACTTTGTCTAAACCTTCCTGTTCTATTTCTTAATGCAGGAGGTCGCATTTTTAAAAGCATTACTTCTGGTAGTGCTTGATTTATTAATTCTTTTAAGGCTACCGCACTATGTGCCGTGTTACCTGTATTACTTCTTGAGGCTCCTCCTGAACCACCCTTTATTTTTAGTGGATGAGTAGAGCTAGACTTTATGGTTTTTCTTGTAGAGTTTGTTTTCTTGCCTACTCTTTTTGTTTTACTATTGTTAGTCTTTTTAACCCCCGATTGTCCTGTTGTTTTAAGTTTAGGATTTACTTTTAGAGTTTTATTCTTACCTTTTAAATTACTTTGTATTAAAGCTTTTTGAGCTACTAATGGTGTTATTTTTACAGCTGACTCTAATATACTATCTGAACCTTTTAAATGCAAAGCTGATTTTGAAAATCTCTTAGTTAATATATTCATCATTCTATTGTTTAATAACTTATTTTCATAGTTATTTACCCATTTTAATAATCCATCTTTATCTCTGCTTTGCATTAATTTATTATGTCTTGCATCGGCATATTCTAAATGAATTTGGTGTTCTCTATTTATTTCATTTAAACTTGAATTTTTTAAATCTGATATTTTTAATTTTCTTTCAACGGCTGAATTAACTGTTTCTATTATATAAGTTGCTGCTTTATGTCCTACATTATTAGCTGCTGCTGCTACAATTGAATCTCTTCTTATTCTAGTATCAAAATCGGCGTCATCAATATAGTTTCCTCCACCGTCTACTCCCATCATACTTTTAGCCAATCCAACTTCTGCTGTTGTCTGCAGGGCATCTCCTGAAGGTCTTCCAGATGATGTTGTTAAACCATGAGTAACATTTCTAGGATTATTCTTTCTTGCCTCTTTATGGCTTACGTTTCTAAAAGCTGCACTACCAACTGTTGAAGGCATTGCTTTGCCTACATCTACCAAAGCATCTGCAAATACTGAAGCAAACATTCTATTTACAAAAGGAACATTTCCAGCCCCTTGAGGACTACTTTTTATAGCTCTATCAGAAAAACTTCCAGGTGCAAAAGTTATTTCCCATCCATTTGCTACTGAAGTAATTGCCATTGAAAGTGGATTAGGAGATACATAGTATTTTCTAAAATTTGCATCTGTATAGTTACTTTTATAGCCGGATAGAACTGCTGTATCTATATCTGCCTCATGTTGTTTTATCCACTGACTTTTTTGCTTTTGTGTTCTAGACGTACCTACTCTTTTCATTATTATATTTAAGTAAGCATTTCTTAGATTTCTTTGCGCTTTACTAGAGTCTAAATGAATAATATGGTATAAATTATTGCTCATCCAATCAACATCTGCTGCTCTTACTAAGTTATTTATTTCATCTCTAAAAAAATCAGCGACTGCACTTATCATTAAATTATAACTCTATATAAATCAAGTACTCTTTTTATATGGTCTGGGAAATCTGTATTGTCCCTAACTCCTGAGGTTCCTTGATTCTGCAATGTTGCTCCTGCTATTGTTCTTCTTTCTTTATGTTCATCTTTTAAATAGTAATTAACTAAATCAAATAGTGCTAATTTTAAATCTTTTGGACACGCTGCGTATCCTGCATTGTATACAACCTTTACTGCTCCTACACCAGTAGGAAAAGCTCTTTTATTTCCGCTAGTATCTGTTCTAATAATTGAATCAGAAGGTTGGTCGAAATAGTATTGATAGTTACCTGTTGTTAAAGCTACATAGTCTCCTGAGTAACTTGTTCTTATATGAACGCTATCAATGGTAGTAACTGGACTTTCACTTAATATAACTGTGTGCGTGTACACATCATTTACATTAAAGTACTCAGTTTTATCTGTAGAGTAATAGTCTACAAACGAAGTACCACAATACTTCTTGGCAAGGTCACTAACTTGAGGTACAATAATGTCAAGGCGTTGGTCTTCTTTCTGACCAGTTATGCCCTCAACGTTTTTAAATTCTTGTACTGTTATTAAATCTGCCATAGTTAAATTGGGGGAGTGTTAGGTACACTCCCGAAAACCATAGTTAAGGTATTAACTACCTTTGTACTGTAAAGCCCACTTAGATGTAGCGCCATCGATTAAATCGGTGAAGCCTAGTCTTTGTGATGCTACTAATACTGTTCTTTGTGAAGCTACTTCATAGTCAGACTCGATGGTTACACCTCTAAGTCTTGGCATTACGTAGTTTCTTGCGTAAACTGCAATTGCATGGAATTTACTTACTGCTGGAGTTGCGAACTCGTCACATACGATTACTTTAGAACCGAATACTGACCCAATTTCACCACTAACTTTAGTAGCCATGTCACCAACTAAGTTGACATCTTGGAATTCAGCATCTTCTAGTAACTCATAATATCCTCTTTGTGATACTATGTAAACAACGTCAGATGGGTTTAAACCATATTTGCCCATGTTCTTTCTAGCTGCTAATAGCTGTAAAGCTGTTAGTGAGTCAGAAGCAAAAGCTGTTGCTGTTTGTGTTAAGTCAGAATCATTTCTCGCTAAGTGAAGTAGACCTTCGAATGCAGCACCTGAAGTACCGTAAACGCCGTCTGCATCGTCACCCGCTAAGATTGCGTTCTCAATACCTCTAGCATGAGATCTAACCATAGATTCTCTTATTAGTGGTAGGATTGGCATGATTGCATCCTCTTCAGTTTCATTACCTAAGTAAGATTGTGAAATAAGTTTCTTAGTTGAAAGAGTTCTTTCAGCCATTGCTATACCTGCTTTATCAGCATATGTGGCAGACCTCATGTCTAAGTTACCATGTGGGCTTGAGCCCGTAGCTACTTGGTTGCCTGTAAATTCAGCGTAACCAGCATCTGGTAAGATAGGAAGAATTTGCGTTGCTGAAGTCATTTGGATTTCTCTAAATAACGGTGCAAGTACTAATTCATTCTGAATATCTCTTTCTACATTTGTTGAAACAATCTGCTCAAAATCAGCAGATGATACATCAAGACCTGACATAGTGTTAACTTTGTTCATTACGTCCTGTGCATACTTAGTATTCCAACCTTTTCCAGTGGCTAAACCTGCAAATTTTGCATCAAGAATATCATTCTCGAATGCTTTTTTCCAGTCGCCATTTCCTTGTCTGTCTGAGAATGTTCTTTTTGACTCTCTCATTTTCATGATTTCATCAGACTTTTCAATTAAGTTAGATTCTAGCTCTTTGACTACTTTTTCAAGGTCTTCGTGCTTTTCATTAACTCTTGTCTCAACATCAGACATAAGCTTTTCAGCTCCAGTAATAACGCTAGTTACCACTTGTTTTTGTTCATCCTGCTTAGCTTGGTCCACAGCTTTCTGCTCAGCTTCTGCAGCTTCTGATTTCTCAGTTTCTGCTTGTGCTTTTGCTTTCTGCTCTGCTTGTTGCATTGCGATTTTAGTTGCAGTATCTTCTGCTACTTTTTTCGCGAACGCTTCAAGGTCAAACTCAGGAGTTATGTTTTTGTCATTTGACATAGATTTCTCCGTTTCTTGGGATAATTCCCCTTTTGGCTGCTCGACTTCAACAGCATCTGCTGAATTAATTGAGTTAGCCTGATTGCTAAAAGTGTGCTTAAACTTCTTGTATTCTTCCATATTGTCAAATGATTTGGCAATTGAAAAAGTAGCAGCTTGATTACATGGTACTGTAACTACTGATACTTCAAAAAGCTCTGCGTCCTTTATCCTGTATCCATCGGTTTCACTCATATAATCAGCGTCCTTGACTCGGAAACCGACAGAAAAGGCTCCAAGAACACCGTCTTTGATTAATTCTTTTATGTCGCCAGCTGATTTAGAAATTCTAGCATTAAGCTCGAGTCCTTTATCACTAACGCCAATACCGGTAGCTCTACCTATCGGTCTGTCATAGTTATGATTAAATAATATAACAGGATTGTTTTTAAAATTTTCTAATCCACCTTTAGTCCATGCATCATGGTCGACTATGTCGCCTGCTCGGTCTTTAGAATTAGTACTAGCATAGCCTTTAATGTTTATGCTGCCATCATCGTCTTCACTGAGAGTCTTAAAAGTAGAGGTTAAATTAAATATTTTTTCCATTATTTTTTCGCTTGTTTCTCAACCTTTTTAGGGGCTGCTTTAGCGGGCTTAGGCGCTTCTTCTTTTTGTACAAACATATCTGGGAAATTAACTTCACACATTTGTTTCATTCTTCCCCATGAGCCGAATGGTCTTTTTGCAATCATAAAACGCATTGGTGCGTCTCCTGCTGCTTTGTATTCGGTTGCACTCATTATATGCCCTTTTTTGCCAAAGTAATCGGCTAGTTGTTTTAAAACGACTTTCTTATTCGCCATTGTTTTGTTCCTCTTGTTCAGGTGGTCTGCCACCTTCTTCTGGATTTGCTGCTGAGCCTGCTATATTTGCAGGTACTCTTGGTTCATCAAATCCTTCTACTGGTTCTTTACCTAAGGCTTCTCTTGCTTCATTGGCACTAAATATGCCAGTGTTCACTAGTGTAGCGTAGTACGCTGCTTGGTCTCTTAATTCAGGTTGTAGAGCAGGTATATCTGTCACGTCCTCGTTAATTTTGAAACCAAAGTATCTTTCTAGTGAATATCCGATTTTTCTTACAATAGGTAAGATAGTCTCAAGATAGTAAAGTCTATGGTTGGGTCTAATGTTTGCATTATTCCCGCCGTCTAATAGAATTGGTGGTATTCCCATCGCTTCTAGTATAATTTTTTCGTTAGACTTGATTCCTTCTTGGAAGTCTAACTCTTTAAAGTTAATGTTTGTTAAGTTTTCTACTTCTAGTCCGCCATCTAAAAACAATGGTCTTCTTCCGCCAGAAGTTGGGTTGTATCTTTGAACCCATGCCGATAACATTCTTTCTTTAATCTTTTCAGATAAAGTGTTAGGGCTTTTAAGTACTAATCCAGGCACTGCTCCATTCTTGAAGAAGTTATCCTGAAAGCTTCTCATGCTGCTTAATAATTGCATTGTTCTGTAAGCAGGCTTTAATCTTGGTACACCTCTATAAATAGAGTTGAAACTGTTTTCTTTAATATGTATAATTTCGTTGACTGAGTAATCTACAGTACCGTCAAAAACATACTTCTCGATATATGTCTGTTCGTCTGTATAAATTGTTACTTTATCCGCTGGTAGGTGGTATAGATGCGCTCCATCAAAGTATATAAATATATTCCCATCTATAAGTAAATCAATAACTAGATTTCTTTTAAATGAGTTTACATCTTGAAATGGATTCGCCTCATGATTAAGTAGTAAATTTACTCTAGATTTACGAATGTTTCTTGCAACTCCTGTCATTCCTGGGACTGGGTCACCAACAGTGAATGGTATTTCTGCAACATCATCAACAATCATATTAACTGCTCTATTAACAATCTCTAATTGTTCATAAGCATTTTTATAGTTAGTAGGTCTTTCGCGCGAGTCAACAGTCATTCCCTCATTACGGGAGATGATGTATTGAGAGTTATTTAATTTTTCCTCTCTATCTATTCCTAAGAATCTGTCATACCATGCCATATTTATCTCTCTGTTTCTCGACCCATCGTTGTTGTTTCTTTGCTGTTATCAATTTGGGTCTTTTTCCATAAATTGAATGCAATCGTAAATGATGAGTATGGCAAAGTGTTACACATTCATCGTACACTTCTACATAATTCTCATCGATGAACTGCTTTCTTATGTCTAGTATTTCTTGCTCTATAGTTATATTAATTTTATTTCGTCTTAGCCAAGTTTCTAGTAGTTCGGTCAGTCCATGAAAGTGATGAAAATCTAAATTTTCGCCTGTTCCACATATATAGCAAGTGTCTTTCTTATCATATTGTGATTTGGCTTTATCTCTTACGTATTTAACTAAATCTCTTTTTAGTTCCATATTTCTACTCTTAATTAGAATTATACCAAAAAGTCACATATATTGTCAAGAACTGTTTTTGACAGGTGTAACTAGAAGGTAGTAATTGAGGTTTCAAATGTATACAGGGCGTATCGCAAAGCATCAGCCATATGCGATGCCCCATCATGTTTTGGTTTCTCTCTCAGCAAGTTAGGGTTAGGGTCCCATTGATATTGGTCTAAGCATGTGAGAGCTTCTTTGCATTGCTGGTCAACAAGTAATGTATCGTTATCTACTACTCCAGCCACAAAGCCTATTCCATCTAAAACTGATTTTTTGGCGTTGATAGTACTGATGTCATAGTTTTGAGCAAAGTCGTATCTGGTTTGTTGTGCTGCAGAATCAATATAAATATAATCTATATCCCACTTATGTATAAGTTTCTGTATTTCTGTAGCATGTTGTTCGGTTGTTTTTTCTGCACTCAAGTATTCGTCTACTAAATGGTATACTCCTGTATCCCAGTCAAATGCAATTACACAAAATGCAGTAGGATCTTTATACCCAACATCAAGTCCTGCGAAGACGTCCATATTGCTTACATCTAAATCTTTCAAGTTTGCTACACAATGTTCATAATTAAATGCCCATATCTGTCCTTCGTATACATTGAAGTCAGCCATGTATTCTTGAGCAAACTCATTCTCAGACATTGTTTTTCTGGCTTCTACAATATCTGATTCGGATACACGAGGGTTCTCATGGTAAGTAGCTTTTATAGCGCACCATTCTGGAAACTCGTCACTGAATCCTCTATAATAGAATTCTGCAAAGTAATTATTTCTACCCCTTGGAGTAGATATAAAAATTGCTTTTGAGTTTTGTTTGTCTAGTGTAGGTCTTAGTGCTACATTGAAGGCATCTCTTCCATCTGTTAGAGCTGCTTCATCGAATATGATTAAGTCATAACTTCTACCAACTACTGAGTCTACCTGATTGATAGAACCCATACGAATTGTAGAACCATTAGATAGTTCTATAACTTTGTCTTTTGCATTATCTTTGGTAACTTCTAAGTCAAAGTGCTTTATCAAATTTCTTTGCAAGTCGAATGATATTTGGGATAGTGAGTAGTTAGGGGACATTAGTAATACATTAGCTCCTGGAACTAAACATACTAGTTGTCCTATAATGTTTGATATGTATGTTTTGCCTTGACGCCTAGAAACGGCGGCAGTAACAAAACGATACTTGGGATTGTTTATAGCATTGATGATTGCTGTCTGTGAGGTGTTAGGTACAATACCTAATAAGTCCATATAGCCTTCTATAGGTAACTTAATAAATCTGTCTTCTGTAGGAAAGTCCATCAAATGACTGGGGACTATATCTGTTCTGCTTATTTCAATCAATGTATTAGTTCGTCTTTAAATAGGTTAAAAGGGTCTCGTTCGTCAAGTAGTTCATACTCGTCGCAAAGGTTTAGTAAATACAAGTAGGCAGCAGATACTTTAGCAAGCTCTTTTTCAGCTAGTGTTGTAACTGCACCTGATGCACTCTTGTTGTTGATTCTAGATAAAGATTTTGTAGAAGTTAACGCGGTTTCTTCCAACCACGCTTTTCTAACGTCTATTTGTCTCACCTTAATTTTCTGTAATGCAACCAACCCCTAATATGTCTGCGTGTGCAGCAAATATTTGGTCTGTTGGGGATTTAGCCAATATAAGTGTAGCTTTGGTATCTAAGCTTATTGTTGCTAATGTGGTATCTGCGGCGTTAGCTACCGTTACTACT